TTTTTAAATACCAGTGCTACGCTTAAAAAAACAGCAGGAGGGATGTGCATGGTTCTGGATGAAGAGCGTATAAGCATGAAAATTCAGGCGATGGGGCGGGCGGTGATGGAATTGTCACTGGCTGATTTACCCATGACCCAGCAAAACATCATCGACAAGCTGAAGCAGTACCGGAAGGAAACAGGAAACGTGATAGGGAAGGGAGCTAACAGGGATGCTGCGGAGTTGGTGAGGAAGGGGCAATAAAAAAGCCCGCACGGGCGGGCAGGTAGTGTTGCGATAGTTATTGTTATCAGCTTCAGGCTGGATAGTTATCGGCAGAATGGGGGATAGCTTTATGGGTGGGCAATAAAAAACCCGGCGCGGTGGCCGGGTTTATCGGTATCTGATTAAATCAACTCTGTAGACGAGAAACCAAGTTTGATCATTGTGAATCCTCCTTCTGCATTGCCTGTACAAGCATAATATACCCTTCTCCCGGGAGCGTCAAACCTCCTGGTGGAGATAACACTACCCTGGTATAACCGTCCTGGTCTGTATACCGTACAGTATCCCGGTCCGGTGAGCTTATTGTTCCTGTTGGTGTGATAAACACTCTACAGTTATTAGCTTTATATTTGACAATTAATTGCTGAATGAACTTACTGTTGTTAACAATAGTCCAAGGGTCTTCCGATATGTCGTGCTCTTTCTCATAGAACCTTTCAACAATTATAGGTTTTCCGTTGTTTTTTAACTTTATTGAGAACTCTAAGTATTTTTGCTGAATTCCGTCCTTAGTAATATCTTTTTCAATCATGTTGTCGTCGCCATTTATGATCTGGTGATCAACGTAGATGGCTTTTAGTTCGTGTTTTTTTTGATGTGTAATTTTCTGTATTAGAGTGGCTTCGTCTCTGCTGGAATTTATCACAACCCTACACGTAACCTTTTTTTTGGTGATTAACGTTTTACCATCATCTAGGAGGGTCATGTCATAAACTTCTGTAATTTCAGAGAAATAATAAGGTATATCACTATCAAAAAACCGTTTTAGCAATTCATTTGCTACATCTTCTCTCAAGTCACCGGCTGTTCTCAAAAGCATGTAATGAGTAAGAGTCAGCCACTTAGTCTTGATTGCTTCTATGACTGCATTCTTTTCAGGGTTGTAGAATACATCGTAAATTCTATCTTGGAAAAACTTAGTGTAATGATTCGTTTTAGTTATAGCAGTGAAAAGTGCGCCACCAAGGAGTGCAATGCCAGTATTTGATAAAATATTTGCAAATCTCTCTACCTTTTCAAGTGACAGTAAGATCTGACCTATGGTAAGTGATAAAAATCCAGCGATAGGCAATATATATACTGCATACTCATCCCAAAAATTCTTTACTTTTTTTAACATATTGCGATCCTGTCACAGTCCATTTGGTCATAAAGTAAAAGATGTTAAACAATTATTTAAACAAGTCTTAATTTAGTCTCAATAGCAACCCCAATGATCCGGCAATTACCATTCACCGGAACTAGAGGCCATTGCGGGTTTAGACCCTTCAGGTACTTCTGCGCGCCATCGATCACCAACTTCTTAAATGTTGCCTCGTTAGAATCGGATAGCTTTGCTATTACCAGACTGCCGTTGATTGCCTCGCGCCCAGTATCGAAGAGGACAAAGGTTCCTTCTGGGATGCTAAGACCCGCCGGTGCTGTCATTGAGTCACCATCTACCTGTAGCCAGAATGCCTCACCTTGAATGTGAGCATCTGATTCAAGCCAAAGGTCTATATCCTTTAGGGTGTACGGCTCAACCGCTTCACACCAGGCGCCCGCCTGAACTTTGCTAATCACCGGATATTTTGAGCCAGGTGAATAATGCCCTGCGAAAGAAGTATTTTCCGACGCCACCGAGCTCATATCAGAGATATCCTTCGCAAGTGACGGGCTGAAATCAGAGACACTAATCCCAAGAAGCCTCGCAAAGACCGATGCTACCGCTGTATTTAAAGCGTTCCTTCCATTGAGATAATGGCCAACGGCACCCTGGGATATGTCCAGCGCGTCCGCAATGGATTGCTGAGTAATACCCAGTTCTTTTTTCTTCGCTTCGTAAAGGGCTTTTAAACGCTTTGAATCAGCCACTTGAGCGGGGGTGAGGATCTTTTTCTTTTCCATTTTCAGATATTAATACCAAAACTCATATTTTAAAAATACCGCAGGTATTGATTTATATAATACTTCTGGTATTGTTTGTTTATGCACTCAAAGGAGCAACCATATGAAGATTTCTTTAGCTGAATTTGTTGGCGAAGTCGGGCAAGCCAAAGCAGCTGACGCTATCGGTGTACACCAGACGGCAATCAGCAAGGCAATTAGGGTTGGGCGTCAGATTTTTATCAACAGACTGCCAGACGGGAAAATTAAGGCTGAAGAGATTAAGCCTTTCCCGCACAGCAAAGCCCCGTAAGCACCGCGCTCTTTAACAATCTGTAACCCTATTAAACCGGCTGAGTAATCAGCCAATCATTAACTATTCAACGAAAGGGAAAGCAATGCATTCACTTGCGTATCAACACAATACCGGAATACACCCGGGAGCGATGATAAACCGCGCTCAACCTAAGGCGGCGCCAGACCACGAAAAGATCCGCGATGCGGTCCGGGCATGGTCGTCGGCGCTGGACAATCAGGACGTCGTTTCGGCGCTGATCATCAACGAATACCGGGAGCAGGGCGGGACCGCCATCAGCTTCCCGGAAGACATCAGCAGGGCGCGCCAAAAACTTTTTCGCTTTCTGGATAACCGTTTCGACTCTGAGCAGTACCGCGAGAACGTTCGCCAGTTGACGCCCGCAATCATGGCCGTGCTGCCGCTGGAATTTCGCAACCGCCTGGCGCCACAGAACGACACGATGTCGCTGATCGCCTCTGCGATGAAAGAGTGTGCCGAAGCTAAACAGGCCGTGCTGCTGGACGCTCCAGAGCATCAGAAGCTGAAAGAGGTAAGCGAGGGTATAGCGTCGCTGTTCCGCCTCATGCCGGAGCAGGTAGGCCCTCTGATGACGATGGTTACGTCGATGCTGGGGGTTATGTGAGAACTACAAAAATGGCGAAAGCCGGTCTGCGCGAACAGAACCGACTTTCAGGTGCAAATGCAGATAACAAGTGCGAGGTCATTATGACAAATGCTAATCCAAAACGCCAGGCGCAGGAGGTTTAACTGTGTCGAACGTCGCTTACGCAAATTTCGCGGCGCACTCAGCCGCAAGGAGCAACAGGATGGAGAACCAGAAATCTGGTTACGTCCCGTTGTACCGGAGCATCAAGAAGAAGTCCTGGGCTAAGGATGTTTTCCTGCGCGCGCTGTGGGAGAACCTGCTCATTGACGCAGCCAGACAGCCATACACGGCATTCTTCAAGGGCAAGCAATGGCCTCTGCAACCCGGTCAACTGGTCGTCACTGCTGCGGATCTAGGCCTTCAGTTGTGTGACCGCCAGGGCAACCCGACAAGCCGCGACGCAGTGGAGAGAATGCTGTCTGTTTTCGTCCGCGAAGGGATGATTTCCATCGAAGGAGAGAAGCGAAAAGGCAGGGTGATCACCATCACGAACTACGTCGAATATGCTCAAAAAATGGACGATTTACCCGCACATAAAGCCGCACATACAGGCGCACATGATGAAGCCAGTAACGGCGCGGGTTCAGATGGGTATACCGCACATAAGGCCGCACAATTCCCCGCACATCATGAACAAGAAGGTAATAACAAGAATATAAATAACTTATCGTCCGAGAATTCTGACGAATCCTCTGACGCACGTCTCAAGAAATTTTTATCAGCTCATCCAGAAGCTGCGATTTACACACCATCCGGTGCTAAGTGGGGATCGGCTGAAGACCTCAAAACTGCCCAGTGGATTTCCACCAGGGTGAAGCTGATTAACCCAACCTGCAAAGCCCCGGACATGACCTCCTGGTCTAACACCGTTCGCCTGATGCGCCAGATAGACAACAGGTCGCACCAGGACATCTGCGCGCTGTACGACTGGGCAAGCAAACACCACTTCTGGCAGACCAACATCCTGAGCCCGGAAAGCCTGCGTAAGCAGTGGGACAAGCTGACGATGCAGCGCAGTGCTGGTGGTGAGCAGCGAGGCGGAAAGCCGGATCTGGACTTCAACAACACTGACTGGGCCTATGGGGTGATTCGATGAAATCTCTTGCAGAGCAGATGCGTAACCATGACCGCGAGCAGATGAGTCGCATGGCCCACAACCTGCCAGAGCAGTACCAGGAGCGCGCTCCGGTCGAGCAGGTGGCTCAAGTGTTCAACGGGCTGTTCAACCAACTGCGTGCCGCGTTCCCGGCCAGCATGGCGAACTTCCGCACCCAGGACGACCTGAACGAATTCCGCCGTCAGTGGCTGCTGGCGTTTCAGGAGAACGGGATCCACTCAATGGCGCAAGTCGATGCCGGTATGCGCATTGCCCGCCGTCAGGAGCGTCCATTCCTGCCGTCGCCGGGCCAGTTCGTCGCCTGGTGCAAACAGAGTGGCGGGGCGCTGGGAATCAACGTTGACCAGGTGATCGCCGAATACTGGGACTGGCGTAACCGTTCGTTCGAGTTCACTTCCAGTGAGCAATTCCCCTGGTCGCAGCCGGTCATGTACCACATCTGCGTTGAACTGCGCCACCGCAGCACAGAGCGCCAGTTGACTCATGGTGAACTGGCACGCGAAGCGGGCGATCTGCTGGACATGTGGGAGAAGCGCGTCACCGAGGGTAAGCCAGTACCGCCGGTACGCCGGGCGATTGCAGCACCGGCTGCCGAGCACGGGCCGACGCCGATCCAGCTGCTTCAGGCCAAGTACAATCGCAACAAGTCGAACGGGATGGTGTGAGATGACCATAACAATCCGTGGGCAGATTCTTGCAGCCCTGCGTAATAACCCGGGCCTGAACAGTGCTCGTATTGCCAGCATGATCGGCATGACCACCAAAAAGATTTCCGGCCCGCCAAGCACGTTGTTTGCAGACGGCCTGATCGAATTCGAAGGTAAGCATGGCCAGCGGCTGTATCGGCTGACCAGCTACGGCATGAAATACGCACCGGAAACCATACCGGCCATGCCAAAGGGAAATTCGAAGCTGGTGCAGCGTACAGAGACGAACGTGATCTGCCAGGAGTGCCGGAACAGTCCGGCAATGAAGCGAGTATTGATGGTTTGGGGGAGGGTAGGGGTATGAGCAATCAAGAGTTAACTGAAGTTATCGTAACAAAGTACGCGCTTTCAAGTGGTCCGTTTAAAATTATGGCCGATGTATCACATGGCGGAACAATGGCTTCGTACAGGCTTCCTGGGTGCTATTTAACGACTGCTCACGGTAAGGATTTTTGGCTGAATGAGGCTGATGCTTTAGCTGATTGCGAGCGTCGTCGACTGGCGAAAATAAAGTCTCTTGAGAAGCAAAAAAAGAAACTCGAAAGCATGACTTTCCTCATTGAAGGAGCCGCCCAATGAGCAACATCGACAAACAGGCGCTGCGCAATCTTGCTGTAGCAGCAAAATTAGCCCCTTCATTGTATGCGGTTGGCGAATTCGGTGATGTTGTCGATCCAGCCAAGCCAGAATGGAAGCCAGTACACGAGTTCTGCAAAACATTCACGGCTGAGAGAGTTCTGGCGCTGCTGGATGAGCTGGAAGCCAAAGACAAGCGCATCGCCGAGCTGACTGATTCGCTCAAGCAGACAGTATCCGGTTACAAATCCTGCCTGCGCACTGGGCATGAGCGCATTCTTGACCTTGGTGGTGACTGTGACTCACCGGAAGTGATGATTGCAGGAAGCACTGACATTCAGCAGGCGGAGAAGTTGCTAGCCGCCGTAGCCGGGAAAGGAGAGTGATCATGGCACTGACGAAAAAACAGCGCGCAGAGCTGCGTATGAAGTTCGGTGGTCGCTGTGCTTATTGCGGGTGCGAATTGCCTGAAAAGGGATGGCACGCTGACCACGTTGAAGCGGTACTGCGCAAATCAGAGCAGTGTATGAAGGCGGCTGCGAAAGGCATCTTCAAACTGAAGGCGACTGGTGAATTCTACAGACCAGGGGCGGATAGGCTGGAAAACCTATTCCCGACATGTGCGCCCTGTAACTTACTGAAAACGTCCTACTCGCTGGAAATGTTCAGAAAGCAGGTATCTCTTCAGGTCGAGCGAGGGCGCAAGAGCAGCATGAACCTCCGAACGGCAGAGCGTTTCGGCCTTATCGAGGCAGTAGATAAGCCAGTGGTGTTCTGGTTCGAACAGTATCAGGAAGGAGCAGCATCATGATTACCCTTACCAAAGAATGGCTGAAGCAAACTATCGTGGAGCTTGAAGAAGAGCGCGATTCTATGCCCGGCGTTGTAAACGAAGATGCGGCCATGGCGCTGGCGGCGATGAGGCTGGCGCTGGCATCGCTCGAAGCGGAGTCTGTGGCTGATGTTGTCGCATGGTCTTCGCCAAACGAAGAGCGAACCTGTGATATCCGTATGCGTCGTCATGATATCAAGCCTGGCTCGCTCTACACCGCACCGCCAGCGCCGGAATTCTACAAGATAGGTGACGCCACTATGCGGCACATTTTCACGCCGACTGGCATAACTGATGTTTCTGACATGCAGGCTGTGTTTGACCAGATTGAAACCGTGTTGGCAGGAATGTGGCAGCCAGCGCCGGTATCTGTGCCGGATGAATATGTAGCCGCCGTGCCAACACCTACAAATCTTGGGTATGAAGCGGGCTGGAACGCCTGCCGCGCCGCCATGCTTCAGGGTGCCGAACCTGTAACGACGGCTTACAAGTTGCCATTCGATCAGTGGCTTTCGCAGCAGACAGGAACCATTGACGTCGAATGCGGATGTGTGATGACGGAGGTATTTTTCCACTGGTTGCGCGTTGCGTATGAGGCTGGCAACTCTCCGGTGATTCCGGATGGTTGGGTGCTGGTGCCGGTTGAGCCTACAGCGGAAATGATTTCTTCAGGTATTACCGCTCATTACGAGCGAAGTCAAATACAGATTCATGACAGGCCTGCGCCAGGGCCGATGGAATGCGCGTATGTGGCCATGCTTGCAGCAGCACCTCAGCAGGAGGCTAAAAATGTCTAATTTGAAGCCAGGCAATGTTTATATTGAAATTTCTCATAATCAGGCTGGAGGCCTTTCACTCTGCGTAGGCAATGACGATGGTGGATATCGAATCTCCGGCGCCAAGGTTGGCGGATGCGAAACTCTGAAGTGCTTTGAGGTTAATGCCGAGGAGCTAATCGCGCAGATTCGTGAGCACGCGAAAAAGGCAGCCGCAGAGCCTGAGTATATCGACGAAATCGCTATTCAGGCAGGAATTGACCCAGCCGTTGCTGATGCTTACATGCAGGGATATCACGACGCTGAAGCGCGGAGAGCTGAGCAGCAGGATGCAAACTGATGTGATATAAAACCCCTTCATGGTGGAGGGGTTGTTTATGTCAGAATATGAGAAGCTGTCAGAAGACCTGTATCGGGAAGCGTGCCGAATTGTTGGCGAGTGCTGCTTGATGCTTGCCAGCAATGATGCGGAAACAAACAGAGACCAGCTGGTTCACGAGTTAAAACGGCTTCACTGGGAAATCATGAAGAAGACAGACGAATCTAATCTGCCGATTCTGCTGGCCATCGAAAGGCTTGCTACCAGCGAGGACTGGAAGAAGCCATATCTTGGATGATGCCTAACCCATTCGAAGCATAACAAACAGGCCTCGGATGAGGCCTATCTTTCAAACTCTCTATTTGCATCTTCTTCTGACATTTTGGGGGCCGCTACTATCTGAAAACTACCAAAATCATCAGATTTCCAGTGTCCGCCATCATTGTTAAATTTTTCACCTTTTTTGAATATTATGTCGTTTGAACTATACAAAACGCTGTAAGATCCATCTTCGAACTGTACTAGATGCTTCGATCTGCTATTTTCTTCACTACACGGTTTACTGTCTAAAAATATTCCACGCATATTGCCTCACTTAAAGGATTCCATGTCAGAACATAACTTAGCAGCTAAAAGTGACGATGAACGTGACAAAGTTAACGTTGATCTAGCAGCGTCCGGAGTGGCGTACAAAGAGCGCCTGAACATGCCGGTTATCGCCGAAGTGGTGATGCGTGAGCAACCCGAGCATTTACGCGATTACTTCCTTGAGCGTTTACGCCATTATCGAGAGTTGAGTATCAGCCTTCCTAAGGCAAACGACCCCCGTTACATCAAGAATGAAGAGGTAAAGTAGCATGACTTCCGAGGTATGGAGCGCCGTAGCCGGTGTGGCATCAGCTATCGCAGCTTCCGCGAGCCTTTTCATAACATGGAGAGGGCTAGTCTATCAAAAGGCTTCGCTAATCGAGTCAAGGCGAAGAAATATCCAAGACCTGCTTAGTTATCAAGCAGAAAGGGCAAATTCATCATGCAGTGGGAAAACAAGCTCAGACTGGTCTTTCTCTGAGTTTGCAAACATTATGTTCGCTATCGATACCGCGAGAAACATGGTCGCACGGATCAAAGAGAGCGATGGCATTAGCAGGGAAGAGGCTGGAACATATTTTTTAGATTTACTCAACCAGCACATCGTAGCCACGTTCAAACACGGCTCCCCTCCAGACGGAGCTTTTAAAAATAAAGGCTCAATCCCCGAGAGCCTTGAGGTCATTCAGTTGTGGAACCCTAACGCTCATTTTCTGGGTTTTACAGATGTGAATTTTGGCATAAGTTAACTTTGATTTTCTGAAATCAACCCGCCATAATCATGTCATCGGAGCCTGAACAACTCCGGTGACTTCTGCGCATTTAAGGGGACTTAAATGCGACCACAATCTGAACTCCTCACCTTGTCACAGATGCAGAAATGCACCTGCGATTTTCTGCATTCTGCGTTACCTCTCGGAGGTGGCGTATGAGTATCAAATTTTACCTCCGTGACGAGCAGGTTCGCCGCAACCTCATTGACTACATCAACAAACAGCCTGTAAACGCAGATTTCCCGCTCGTAGTGAGTTTTGCCGACCCTAAGCGCACCCTGCCTCAAAATTCACTATTCCACGCGCTTTGCGGCGACCTGGCAAAGCATCGCATTCAGTGGGCTGGATCTGCGTGGTCGCTTCCGTCATGGAAGTCAATTCTGGTTTCCGGTCACTCCATTGCCACTGGCGGGCAGGGGAAGGTTATTGCCGGGCTTGAGGGCGAATTGGTGGCAATTCGCGAAAGCACCTCATCGATGGGGATCAAACGGATGAACAGCCTGATTGAGTACACCCAGGCTTTCGCCGTCAGTCAGAACGTCCAGCTTCGCGATGTACGTTATCGTGGCGATTATTTCGGGAGGCTTGCATGAATAACCCTCTCGCACGCGTGATCACAAACGAAATCTTCCGCGTTCCGGCGCGCCGCCAGCGCAAGCCCGCGGTTAAGCCGTCCGATATCCCGACGCTGAAGGGCTACACCGCCCGCCTGGTGGATCAGAAATGGCTGCGTCTCGCGGCGAGGAGAGGTCATGCGTAAACCATCACGCCGTAAGTGCAAAGTATGCGGCGAATACTTCGTGCCGAAATTCCACGACATCCGGATCCGCTGGTGCAGCCCGGAGCACGGCGCAATCCTCGCGATGGAAGAACGCGAGAAGGAGAAGGTGAAAGCCGCGGCTAAGCGCATCAAGGAGCGCAAAGAGAAAGAGCGCGCGGAACGCCGGGATCTGAAAGCGAGAAAGGTGGCGCTAAAAACGAAACCGCAGTGGAGATCGGAAGCGCAGGCGGCATTCAACCGGTACGTCCGTCTGAGGGATGCCGGTAAGCCGTGCATCAGCTGCGGCAGGCTGCCAGAGCAGAAGTTTGGCGGAACCATGGACTGCGGACACTATCGCACCCGTGGCGCTGCCGCGCATCTGGCTTTCAACCTTCACAATACCGCTGCCCAGTGTGTCTATTGCAACCGGGATCGGGACGGCGCGCAAAAGGCTTTCGAGCAGGGTCTTATTGAGCGCATCGGTGCCGAAAAAGTTGAGGCGATAAACAACGATAACTCTGTCCGCCGGTTCGACATCCAATACCTGCAACGCATCAAATCTATTTTCACACGCAAAGCCCGCGCGCTGGAAAAACGCCGGGCCCGCCGACAGGAGGCCGCATGAACCACGCCGATTTCCTGAGGTACCAGGTAGAAAGCGTTAAGCGCGCTAGCATGCCGCCAGTAGCAAAGCACAGCCAGACCAAAACCAACCAGCCACATAAGGAAGCCGCATAATGAAACTGGAATTAACCAACGACCAGCATCAATGGGTAGACCAGTGGCTCCAGTTGTGGGGCGCATGGTGCCAGACCGGCAAGATTGATAAAGCGATGATCAACATGATTGCCAGATTCATGGCTACCGTCGAGCCCCAGCAAGCATCACGGCCGGTATGTAGTGATGATGACGGGATGCTCATTGATGCTGTCATTCGCCACTACCTGAAGAATGTGGATGAAAATGCCTGGCGGGTTATCTTCGCCTACTACGTCTGCAACTCCAGCGAGATCCGAATTGCATCATGGCAGCATGCAGTAAGTAAGCCTCGCCTTATGAAGACGCGTGGCGGCAATCAGTACAAACACCCAAGCATCTCGACAATCCGTAGAGAGGTGAAGCAAATCATCAATGCTTCATTGTTCTGTTTATACCAACCGCTTCAAAATGCGTTTAACGATCGCGAAAATGTGAGGAAAATTGCAAATAAATCACACAACGTGCTTGCAATTTAATGAACAAATGAGCAAACTAATTCGTATATGTTGCCATTGTTGTGTGTAACATGAATAAATTCCAAGCCCCGCCATCGTGCGGGGCTTTTTCGTTTCAGGGCCGGAAGCTCATTTGGTATGAGCAGTCCCCTCATAAGGGAAGGGTAGGCAGGTTCGAATCCTTCACGGCCCACCAAATTTGCCTGTAGCTCAGAGGAAAGAGCAACCGCCTTCTAAGCGGTTGGTCGCTGGTTCGAATCCAGCCAGGCGAGCCAAACCCACTACCTGGGACCCTTCGGCCAGAGAGCCGACATTGCCTTACCCTCATCTTCCTGGCTTGTCGCCAGGTTTTTTATTCCAGGTCCCGGGAACCATCCTCGACATGCCTTCTTGTTAAATCGTCCCGAGGGCCTGAACCAACTACACGCGGAATAAATATGTCTGAGACCTTCACTATCGTAGGCGTTGGTCTTACATCGTCATCAGTCGGTGTAACCTTTGCCAC